GCTTTCAAATTTGCAGGTAGAAGTGCTGGATCACTATTCAATTCAATTAAAGTAGTTGCAGTTGATCACGGTGCAGATCAAGTAATCACTTATACTGGAGCAGATCCTTCAGTAGTTGCTGGAGATGCAATTAGAATTCTGAATGGCGGAACTCTACTTGGCACTGGATGGATCTACAAAGTAGACACTACTGCAAATACTTTACACATTATTCTAAACGATAGCACTAAGAGAATTCCATCCACTGGAACTGCTACTTATAGCATCACAGATAATGCTGGAACTCCTGTAGTTTTAGTCGCAGCTGGAGAAATTGGATCAGTAAATAATACTTACTACGATACTCTTGAGTATGCATCTGGATTAAAGTGGAGAGATGTAGCACCTCAGCCAGGAACATCTGCATCAGTAGCTGCTAAAGGCGGTAAGTTTGATGAAATGCACATTCTGGTTATTGATGAAGATGGTAATATTTCTGGCACTCCAAATACAATTCTAGAAAAATATCTATTTGTTTCAAAAGCAAAAGATGGTAGTACTCTAGATGGGTCACTAATGTATTTTTATAATGCACTTGCAGAAAGATCTAAGTATGTATTCCCAGGACAATCAACTGGAATTGATTTTATTGGCACTTCAAAAATTAGCCTTGAGGGTGTGACTAATGCTACTATTGGAGAAACCAATAGCGCAAATAAAGTATTCTCACCAATTTCAAATTCAGGTTCCCCAACTCTAGGCTTCAGTCTATCAGGTGGAACTGATTATGATTTCGTTACCGATTCATCCGATATCGCAGCTGCAGTAACCAGTGGTTATGAACTTTTCAGAGATTCTGAGAATTTTAATGATGTAGATTTTCTAATCCCAGGAAGCATCACTGCTGATAGAGCAGCTAAGCTAATTGACATCGCAGAATCAAGAAGAGATTGCGTAGCAGTAATTTCCCCAAGAAGATCAGATGTAATTAACAGTTCCACTAGTGCTGTTAAAACTGAAAATATCGTAGACTTCTTCAGTGGAATTGCAAGTAGCTCATTTGCAATGTTTGACTCTGGATATAAGTACATCTATGATAAGTTTAATGACACTTATCGCTACGTACCTTGTGCTGCTGACGTTGCAGGTCTTTGCATTAATACCACTATTAATTCAGAAACTTGGTTCTCACCAGCAGGTTATAACAGAGGTAATCTAAGAAATGCAACCAAGCTTGCATACTCACCTAAGCAATCAGAAAGAGACAGACTCTATACAAATAGAATCAACCCAATTGTTTCCTTCCCAGGCCAAGGTATTGTTCTCTTTGGAGATAAGACTGCACTATCTTCTCCTAGTGCTTTCAATAGAATCAATGTTCGCAGACTCTTTATTGAAATTGAAAAGAACATTGCAAGATTCTCTAAATTCCAGCTGTTTGAAATTAACGATGAAGTAACTAGAAGTTCATTCAAAGCTGCAGTAGAGCCTTACCTCAGAGGGGTTCAAGGTAGAAGAGGAATTTATGATTTCCTTGTGGTATGTGACGAAACTAATAATACTGCTGATGTCATTGATAGAAATGAATTTAATGCTGAGATTTATGTCAAACCTGCGAGAAGCATTAACTTTATCACTGTCACCTTTATTGCTACAAGAACTGGCATTTCCTTTGGCGAACTAACTCAGTAATTAATTTTTTGTAAACCATCTAGGAGAACACAATGGCTAAGAGTATTTCAGATTTTAAATCATATTTAAAAAAAGGTGGGGCAAGACCTAACCTATTCCTCGTTAGATTAAATTTTCCTAACGATCTTGCAAGTATTGCAGATATTCAATCCGTTAATGGATCTTCATCTGGAAATTTAACTGCTCAAGCTGAATTTTTAGTAAAAACAGCTCAAATTCCAGCATCAAACATTGGTACTATTGAAGTTCCTTATCGTGGAAGAATGCTCAAAGTTGCTGGGGACAGAACTTTTGAGCCATGGTCAGTTACCGTTATTAATGATGGTAATTTTGAAATTCGTAAAGCATTTGAAACTTGGTCAAGAGGAATTAATGCACTAACTGAAAACGTATCTCAGTTAGGTTATGGTGCAGATGGTGGAGCATCTTATTGTGTAGACATGACTGTATTCCAACTCAGTAGAGATGGACAAACTCCAGATAAAACTCCAACAAATCCAAATAAACCCGGCGCAGATGGAATGGAAACCATTCGTGCATACAAATTTTATGATGCGTGGCCTTCAGCAATTTCTTCAATTGATCTTTCTTTTGAAGCAAATGACCAAATTGAAGAGTTCACTGTAGAGTTCCAGTACAACTTCTTTGAAGTTACCAAGGATAAAGTTTGATACTAAATACTATATAAAGAGTTTTTAGGATTATTATGACTCAATTATTTGGTTTCTCAATTGAAGATAGAAGAAAGAAACCAGCAAAGGCGTTCTCACCAGCGCCTCCTAATGATGATGATGGCACCTCAGTAGTAGCTGCAGGTGCCTATTTTGGTCAGTACTTAGACCTAGACGGTGTTGGTCAGCACAACAACGAATTTGAGCTGGTTAGAAAGTATAGAGAAATTGCACTACACCCTGAAATTGATAGTGCTATTGATGATATTATCAACGAAGCAATTAGTAGTGATTTAGATTATGCTCCAGTAGCAGTAGAACTATCTACATTAGAAGCAAGCGATAAAATTAAAAAAGCAATTAAAGATGAATTTGGAAATATTCTAAGACTACTAAGTTTTGATAAAAAGTGCCATAATATTTTCCGTCGTTGGTATATTGACGGAAGGTTATATTACCATAAAATTATCGACTTTGATAAACCAAAAGAAGGTATCAAAGAACTTAGGTATATTGATTCGCTAAAAATTAAAAGAGTTAGAGAAATTAAAAGGCAGAAGAATGTAGATTCTTTAACCACCATGGAAGGTCAGAAGTATGACTATGGTGAGTTTATTGAATACTACATTTATTTCCCACGAGGATATAAAGGTTCAGACGCCAACGGAATTAAAATTTCAAACGATGCAGTTACTTATGTAACCTCTGGATTATTTGATCACAATAGAAATATGGTTCTTAGCTATTTGTATAAAGCTATCAAGTCGGTAAACCAGCTAAGAATGATCGAAGACTCTCTGGTTATCTACAGATTATCTCGTGCACCAGAACGTAGAATGTTTTACATTGACGTAGGCAATCTACCTAAAATTAAAGCAGAACAGTACCCCCGAGAAGTTATGGGAAGGTATAGAAATAAAGTGGTATACGACTCTGCAACTGGTGAAATTCGTGATGACCGTAAGCATATGAGTATGCTTGAGGATTTCTGGCTACCTCGTCGTGAAGGCGGACGTGGTACAGAAATTACTACACTCCCTGGCGGACAGAATCTCGGAGAACTAGAAGACGTTAAGTACTTCCAGAAGAAACTATACAAGTCTCTCAATATTCCACTTTCAAGACTAGAGCAAGAGAGTTCATTCACAATTGGTAGAACTAACGAAATTACCCGAGATGAACTTAAGTTTGCCAAGTTTGTTGGAAGACTTCGTAAGCGTTTTAGTGAGCTATTCCATGATCTTCTTAGAACTCAACTAATTCTAAAAGGAGTTATCACTACAGATGACTGGGAAGAGATGAAAGAGTTTATTCAGTATGATTACATTTTTGATAATCACTTTACTGAGCTAAAAAATTCTGAGCTTCTCAATGATCGCCTCAATATTGTCAATCAAGTAGAGCCATATCTTGGTAAGTATTTCTCAGTCGAATATGTTCGCAGACAAATTCTTAAGCAGACTGATGATGAAATCGAAGAGATTGATATGCAGATCGAAAAAGAAAAAGAACTTGGTATTATTCAAGATCCTAATGCAATGATGGATCCTGGAATGGATGGTGGGGCGTTACCTCCAGGTCAAGAACAACCAATGCCACAAGATCAAGCAGCAAGTGGAGAAGCTGGTCCTACAGGAGGAGGATTAGACGCAGAATTTAAAAATTATATCTCTCCATCAGATTACGGAAAGGGTAAATTTTAATAAATAGTTATTGTAATTTTTATACATTATTGAGGTTTTTATGTCTTTGTCACAAGAAATTGTTGATAGTATTATTTCTAGAAACAATCTAAATGCAAATGAAAAAATTTATGATGCTCTATATGGAGTAGCTTCCGAAAAAATTGGAATGCGAAGAGTTGAACTTGCTCAAAACATGTTTGCATCAGGAAACTATGAAGATGAAGATGATTATTATGAAGAGGGTGAATCCGTAGCCGAATATGACGATGAGGACGACGACCAAGTACCAGAAGACGAGTACGAACAATGAAACTAATCACAGAAACTATCGAAGACATCAGAGTTATCACTGAGGAACGAGGTGGTAAAAAAAACCTATATATTGAAGGAGTATTTCTTCAAGCGGAATTAAAAAACCGCAATGGCCGCATGTATCCAATGGAAACTCTTAATAGAGAAGTTGGTGCATACAATGAGAACTACGTTGCGAAAGGTCGTGCTTTAGGTGAACTAGGCCATCCAGATAGCCCAACAATTAACCTAGATAGAGTATCTCATAAGATTGTTTCTCTCTCTGCAGAAGGAACTAATTTTATTGGTAAAGCTCAAATTCTAGAAACTCCAATGGGAAAAATCGCTAAGTCTCTTCTTGAGTCTGGCGTTACACTCGGAGTTTCCTCAAGAGGCATTGGTTCTATTGAGGAAAGGAATGGAGTGAATGTAGTCAAGGATGACTTTATGTTGTCTACCGCTGCAGACATCGTTGCAGATCCCTCAGCTCCAGATGCCTTTGTTCAAGGCATTATGGAAGGAAGAGAATGGATTTGGAACAATGGAATGCTAGAGGAAAAAGTTATTAATAGTTATAAACGAGCAATTAATAATGCATCTTCACGCAGTCTAACCGAAAGAAAACTACAAATTTTTGAAAGTTTTCTTCGTAATATCAAAATTTCATAAATAATAGTAGAAAATATCACATATTTCTAGAGGGTTTTTTCGATGTCCAATGTATTAAATACAGAATTTGACGAATTTCTAGAAGAAGGAAACGTTGTCACTGCTCACGCTAAACCAGGAGACCGTATGGAGAGATTACAGCACAGCACTCCTGGACAGGGTGCATCACCAGAGGAACTTGGTGGTTCTTCAACAACCAAGCCAGAAGGTGATGAGATTGGCAAGAAGGCTTCTTCCAGAATGAGAAAGTCATCTTCTAAAGTAAATGCTGGTGCAAAGTCACCAGATGGAATGGCTCGCCTTCAAGGCTCAGCTCCTGGTCAAAAGGGAATGAGAGAAGAAGAAGAGATTGAAGATTTTGATGATGAAGATATTCTTTCTGAAGCAGAAAGTTGCGATGATAAATATGATGAAGATGAAGATAAGAAAAAATCTTCTAAAAAAGAAAAAACAGAAATGAAGGCAGAAGAGATTGAAGTCGATATTACCGACGATCTCAATGCTCTCTTCTACGGAGAAGAACTCTCCGAGCACTTTATGCAAAAAGCTGCAACTATCTTTGAGGCAGCAGTAAAGGCTAAAGTTGTTGAAGAAGTTCAAAAGTTTGAGGCACTATACGAACAGCGTCTAATCGAGGAAATCGAAGAGATTGCTGAGTCCCTAGAGACTCGTGTAGACGCTCACCTTGATTATGTTGCTGAGCAGTGGATTGCTGAGAACCAGCTTTCTGTTGATAACGGCATCAAGACCGAGATTGCTGAAAATCTAATGCAAGGTCTTGCAAATCTTTTCCTGGAGAACAATATTGATCTCCCAGAAGAGCAACAAGATGTAGTTGCCGAAATGGCAGCTAGACTAGATGAGATGGAGGAAAAACTCAACGAACAGATTGAAGTCAATGTTGAGCTAAACCAAGAAATCGGATCCTATATTAAACATGGAATCATTGCAGAAGTGTCCGAAGGTCTAGCAGATACACAGAAAGAAAAACTGTTCAACCTTTCAGAAGGTGTTGAGTTTATTAGTGAAGAATCTTTCCGTGACAAGATTGAAACCATTAAGGAAAATTATTTCCCAAGAATTCAATCTAATTATGTGGAAGACCTCGTTGAAAAGAATCAAGACTTCTACGAAGGACCAATGGCAGCATACGTAAATGCTGTTTCCAGATGGGCTCAGTGATAGTCTAGGATTTTTATAAATATTAATAGATTCCTAACAATAAATTTAACAACCAAGGAGTTTAACCCCGATGTTTAATTCAGAACAGCTACAAAGAAAATGGGCTCCTATCCTGGAGCATAACGATCTAAACCCAATTACAGACAGATATCGTAAAGCTGTAACTGCAGTTCTACTTGAGAACCAAGAATCATTCCTTCGTGAAGAGCGTGGCGTTCTTTCCGAAGTCGCTGTAAACAGCACTGGTTCCTTCACTGCTGGTGGTGCAGGTACAACCGCACATGGTTTCTCTGGTAGCGCAGCTGCTGCTGGTCCAGTTGCTGGTTTCGATCCAGTTCTAATCAGCCTAATCCGCCGTTCAATGCCTAAGCTAATTGCTTATGACATTTGCGGTGTTCAGCCAATGAGCGGTCCTACCGGACTAATCTTCGCAATGCGTGCTCATCGTGGTACTGACCGTAACGGTAACGGTGCTACTCCAAACGTATTCGATAACGAGACCTTCTTCAACGAAGTTCCTTCTGGTTTCTCTGCTGCTGGTGGTGCATATTCTGCAGCAACTGGTGAAGGTGCTACCAACCCAAGCGTACTAAACGCTTCTTCACCTGGCGATTACGGCTACGTTCAGGGCATGAACACCAACGCAGCTGAAGCTCTAGGTGAATCTGGTTCCGAGTTCCGTGAAATGAGCTTCTCAATCGAGAAGGTAACTGTAACAGCAAAGAGCCGTGCTCTAAAGGCTGAGTACACCCTAGAACTCGCACAAGACCTCAAAGCTATCCATGGTCTTGATGCTGAGACTGAGCTTGCTAACATTCTAAGCTCAGAGATTCTAACTGAAATCAACCGTGAAGTTGTACGTACCATCTACGTAACCGCTAAGCCTGGTGCTCAGAACAACGTAGCTAACGCTGGTACTTTCGACCTCGACGTTGACTCCAACGGTCGTTGGTCAGTTGAGAAGTTTAAGGGTCTACTCTTCCAGATCGAGCGTGATGCAAACGCAATCGGTCATGAGACTCGTCGTGGAAAGGGTAACTTCATCGTCTGTTCAGCAGACGTTGCAAGTGCTCTAGCTGCTGCTAAAGTAATGGATTACACCCCACTACTCAATCCTAACGATACTCCAGACGACACCGTATCAACTCTTGCTGGTACAATCAATGGCCGTATCAAGGTGTATGTTGATCCTTACTCAGCAAACATCTCTAACGATCATTACTACGTAATGGGTTATAAGGGCACCAATGCATACGATGCAGGTCTCTTCTACTGCCCATACGTTCCTCTCCAGATGGTTCGTTCTATCGGTCAGGACACCTTCCAGCCTAAGATTGGCTTCAAGACCCGCTACGGCATGGTTGCAAACCCATTCGCAGGTGGTCTAACCCAGCGTTCCGGTGCCCTCCAGGCAAACGACAACGTTTACTACAGAAGAACTCGTGTGATCAACCTAATGTGATCTCTGGTTCACATACTTCAGGAGCCCCGAAAGGGGCTCTTTTTTATCTAAATAAAAATAAAAAGATATGGCAGCTAATTTTATAACTAATTCTGCATGTCCAGCTAATTTTTTAACAGGAGTTGGATTTCAATTTCAGCTAGTTAAATATCCAAAAGTATCTTTCTTTTGTCAATCTGCAACTGTACCTGGCATATCACTCCCAGTTGCAACTCAATCGACAAGATATAATGCAATTCCTCATCCAGGAGATGAAATTAATTTTGAAGACCTAAATGTGCAATTCATAGTTG